AAACATGCATTTGGTTTTGATTTTATGTTTACAAAGGTTTGTGCGATTGTATTAATATTTGTAGAGCTTGTATCTGTTAAAGAAAATATAGAGGAAACATTTAGCATTGATATATGGGCATTGTTAAAAAAAGCATTGAATAGAGCTAAAGAAACTAAAGACGATATAAATCAATTAACAAGCTAATGCAATTATCTAAAAATCTATCACTAGCTGAAATGACTATTAGTTACGAAGCAAAAAGAAGAGGGATTTCTAACAACCCTACACAAGATCATTTAGCTAATATGAAAAAGCTATCTGATAACGTATTTCAGCCCATTAGAGAGCACTTTAAGTCTCCGATACGTATATCTTCAGGTTACAGAAGTTTAGCCCTTAATAAGGCTATAAAAGGTGCTGCGACAAGTCAGCACTGTTCGGGCGAAGCTATGGATATTGATATGGATGGGACAAGCATTACAAATGCTCAAATATTTAATTATATAAAAGATAATTTGGTATTCGATCAATTGATATGGGAGTTTGGTACAGATAAAAATCCAGACTGGGTTCACGTGTCTTATGAGTCAACTGGTAAGCAAAGAAAACAAATACTTAAAGCAATCAGAAAAAATGGCAAAACGTCTTATATTAATTATTAGTTTATTACTATTAGTTTCTTGTGCTTCTAGAAAAGTCGATGTATCAAAAATAGCTATCGAAACAAAAGTAGATAGTTCTGTTGTTGTTAAAGTTGACGGCACTTATGTTAAAGAAGCAAACGTAGCTACAGTAGAAACTGAAGAAGAATTAGAATACAAACCAATCGATAGTTTAAAACCTATGGTTATTGATGGTAAGTCTTATACTAATACTATTATAAAGTCAAAGAAGAAAAAGACTGTTAAGATAGATAAAACCAAAGATATAGCTAAAGTCTCTTCTGTAAAAAAGTTAAATGTAAAAAGAGAGGGATCTAAAAAAGTGTTTGTTAAGAAGGTAGACAAGAAAGCAAACTATTGGATGTATCTTTGGTTTTTATTACCTGTAGTATTAATATGGTTATTAGAAAGATATGGTAAGTATCTATTTCCGTTTTTAAAGTTTTTTAAATAAAATAACTATATTTGCATACTAATTTAATTAAATAAACACATGAAAGACAAAAAAATTTCAGATATGGTTGAAAATCGTATCACAGAACACCAATTAGGAAAGTTACGTAACTTCGAAGAATCATTTGCTAAAGGCAGAGATATGGTTGGAGGAATGACTCTTCAATATGAGTTTCAAAAATCTTCTTTATTAGCTCAAATCGCAGAGCTTGACAAAGACTTTCAAAAACTTAAGTCAGATTTAAAAGATCAATACGGAGATATTGATATAGATTTGACTACTGGAGTCTATACCGTTAAAGAGGTTACAGAAGAATAGAAAACAAGCCATCCTAACCGATGGCTTTTAAAATTTAATACAATGCAAGAAATAAGAAAAGTCAGCATAGGGAATGACTACAAAAACTCTATGCATTATGTTGTTGGTCAAACTGTGTTTGGTAATTACGTAATACACACAATACAAAGATCAGAGACTGGTATATTAATCTGGATAGAAAAAGACAAGGAAGTTGTTTGTTGGAAAGAGATAAACAATTATGTTCCTATGGCTTTAGAATTTAATATCAATTTCTAATGAGATCTCCATATAACTTTATAGTATCTCCTCTTGGGGATAATTACAACAATACTAAAAACATAGGTGGAAAAGATGTTATAATAAACACATCTCTAGAATCTGCTAAGTATGTTAATAGATTAGCTGTAGTAATAGAGACACCTCATCATTATAATGGAGATGTAGAACCTGGTGACGTAGTTGTAATACATCACAATGTATTTAGAACTTATCACGATATGAAGGGTAGACAAACTAAATCTCCAGAGTTTTTTAGAGATGACTTGTATATACTAAGTCCAGAAAGGATTTATTTATACAAAAGAAACGGTATATGGAACTCACATTTAAACTATTGTTTTGTAAAACCAATTGCTACTATACAGAATGAAAGTCTTCACATAGTAGACAAAGAAGAGAAACATGTTGGGATAATTGTTTATCCTAGTAAAAATCAAATAAAAAATTTAAACTTAAATAGCGGAGATATGGTGGCTTTCACCAAGAATAGCGAGTATGAGTTTGAGATAGATGATCTGAAAATGTACAGAATGTACGATAGAGACGTTGTAATCGAATTAAATAATTATGTTGTATAACCATCAAGAATTAAAGCAAATGATTATAGACGCTGCTTATAAGTCTGTAATCGAGTTAGTTAAAGTATTGGCTGATGAAATTATATCTGACGATAACATAGATGATGTGTCAGCTGATAAAATGAGGAACGCTGTGTTGGCTAAAAAAACAGCTTTAGATGACGCATTCTATATATTATCAAAGATAGAGAGCGAACAAAAAATACTTGAGGGTACAGATAAAGAAGAAGTAGATGAAATCAAATTCCAATCTTTTGCAGAAAAACGAAGTAAGGGAAGATAATAGTATTTTTAGAATTGTAAACAAAATACAATCTAAAGACATTGATAGATTAAATAAGAAGAAAGAATGGAAGTATGGATACAATCCAGAGTTCGATGTTGTTGTTATATCTAAAGATGGTACTATTGGAGAGGTATATGAAATTCAAGGATTACATATAGCACTTCCTTCAACACCAAAAAGTGTTTATAAAAGAGATAGAAAGAAAGAGGAACAGTATTGGGAGGCTTTCGAATATCCAAAAGAACTACAGAAGATAACATCTGTATTTCAATGGAATGAATATCCAAACGAGTTTAAAAATAAATACGTAGACTATATTGAGAACGAGTTTGATAGACGAGAAGAAGGTTTCTGGTTTATGAATAACGGAACTCCGTGCTATGTAACTGGTACTCATTACATGTATCTACAATGGACTAAGATAGATGTTGGTCACGCTGAATTTAGAGAGGCTAACAGAGTATTCTTTTTATTCTGGGAGGCATGTGTTGCTGACGAAAGAAGTTATGGAATGTGCTATTTAAAGAATAGACGTTCTGGTTTCTCATTTATGTCTTCAGCAGAATTAGTTAATACAGCTACTCTAGCAAGAGATAGTCGTATTGGTATTCTATCTAAGACAGGTTCGGATGCCAAAAAAATGTTTACTGATAAAGTTGTTCCAATCTCTGGTAACTATCCATTCTTTTTTAAACCAATTATGGATGGTATGGATAAGCCAAAGACAGAATTAGCTTATCGTGTACCAGCTTCTAAAATTACAAAGAATAATATGTCGTCTTTAAAGGATGATGTTGATGGATTAGATACTACTATTGACTGGAAGAATACCGCAGACAACAGTTATGATGGGGAGAAATTATTAAGACTAGTTCATGACGAGAGTGGTAAATGGGAGGTTCCTAATAATATCTTAAATAACTGGAGGGTTACTAAAACATGTTTACGTTTAGGTAGAAGAATCATTGGTAAATGTATGATGGGTTCTACTTCGAACTCTATAGCAAAAGGTGGGGGGAATTACAAGTCTTTATATAACGATTCAGATGTTACAAAGAGAAATGCAAATGGACAGACACTTAGTGGACTTTATGCTTTATTTATCCCAATGGAGTGGAATTTTGAAGGATACATTGACATATATGGTCAACCAGTATTTAGAACGCCTGAGAAGCCCATTAGAGACATTCAGGGAGGCTTTATTTACACAGGTGTAATAGACTACTGGGAGAATGAAGTTAGTGCCTTAAAAAACAATTCTGACGCTTTAAACGAATTCTATAGACAATTCCCAAGAACAGAGAGTCATGCATTTAGAGATGAAGCTAAAAACTCATTGTTTGATTTGTCAAAGATATATGAGCAAATAGACTACAATGATGGATTAGAGATAAACCAAATTGTGAACACGGGTAAATTTGCTTGGAAGAACGGTGTTAAAGATAGTGAGGTTATATGGACTCCAAATCGAGATGGTAACTTTAAAGTAACTTGGTTTCCAAATAAAGAGAATACGAATGTTGTAGACATGAAGAATGGTAGGAGACATCCTGCTAATGCACACATAGGAGCTTTCGGTTGCGATACTTATGATATATCTGGAGTTGTAGGTGGTGGTGGATCTAAAGGTTCATTACATGGTCTTACAAAGTTTAATATGGAGGACGCACCGAGTAATTTCTTTTTCTTAGAATATATAGCAAGACCTAGAACTGCTGAAGAGTTTTATGAAGATTGTTTGATGGCTTGTGTGTTTTATAGTATGCCTATATTAATTGAGAACAACAAGGTTGGTCAGTTAAAGTATTTTTATAATAGAGGATATGATAAGTTCTGTCTAAGAAGACCAGATAAACACAAGAATGATTTGAGTCAATCTGAGAAAGAGCTAGGAGGTATACCTTCGTCTATGCAAGTAATTGAGCTTCACGCAAATGCGATTGAGGCTTACATAGATCAATATGTCGGAATCGATTACAGTGGTCAGTTTAGAGAAGCTGGTAAAATTGGTAATATGTATTTCAATAGAACTTTACTTGATTGGGCTAATTATGATATTTCTAACAGAACAAAATTTGATGCTTCTATTAGTAGTGGTTTTGCGATTATGGCTAATCAAACTTATGTAGTTAAGCCAATTAGAAATAATAAAGAAATATTGTTTAATTTTGCAAGATATTCCAATAAAGGATTACAAAGCGAATTATTAAAATAAATATGAGTCAAGACTTTTCATTACCTAACGTATACTTTCCAGATCAATTAGCTGACGACAATAAAAAGTTGAGCGAAGAATATGGTAGAAGTGTAGGACATGCAATACAAGGGGAGTGGTTTAGAAAAACTTCTTTAAATGGTTCTAGATTTTATACAAATAGAGATCACTTTCACAAATTAAGATTATACGCTAGAGGAGAGCAATCTGTTCAAAAGTATAAAAAAGAAATGAGTGTCAATGGTGATATTTCATATCTTAATGTTGACTGGACTCCAGTACCAATTATACCTAAGTTTGTAGATATTGTTGTTAATGGAATGTCTAATAGACAATACGAAGTTAAAGCTGAGGCTATAGATAGTATGTCTTCTATGAAAAAAGGAGCTTACAAATTTGAGCTAGAAAAAGCTATGGTTGGTAAAGAGATATTAAAGGATGCTAAGGATTTACTTGGTGTAGATATGTATCCAATACCAGAAGAAAACATGCCAGCTGACAAACAAGAATTAGATCTTCACATGGAGTTCTATAAAGATGAAGTTGAGGTTGTTGAAGAAAAAGCTATTGATAATGTTTTAAAA